CACAATACATACACATATACATTTACATATACATATACATACACACAAACCCACGATGCCTACGCCCCAGTGGCGTAGGGCGAACACCGGTCCTTCGGCGTGGTACAACCTAAGGCGCGCGAACGCTCGTTCGACGCGTAGACCGACCGCTTTCAATGTTCCAACAAACATTGGAGTCCACCCCAACCCTCACAAAGAGGAGCTCCGCGAATTGCGTAGAGATATTTTGGGTCCCTTAATTGAGGACCACATTCCCGTCGTCCCAGACGGATCTCGACAAAATTTGCTGAGCGCCTTTGATAAACGCTGCAATTACCATAGCAGCAAGAGGGTGGACCCCGGGGTCATTCGCGCAAGCGGTGACCTATTGGACAAGATTAGCCCGTCGGCATGGGATACCCTCCAACATGACAAACTGCTGTTCGATGAATGGAATTCGATGTTTGATGAAAACAAACAGAAAAGGCACCGCAAGGCCTACGCTCACATTGCTGATGCGACTTGCCGTGACTTTACTGACAAACAAATTTTTGTCAAAATCGAAGCCCTCCTTAAGCGCCACGACCCACAGTGGGCGCCAAGGATAATTTACCAATCATCGGACTTGCACAATGTCATTCTCGGTCCTGTCATGTGGAAATGCGCCAAACGCATGTTTGCCAGCTTAGAGCACGCTCCCCACTCCAATGTTAGCTACATGGGAGCGTACTCGAAAGACACTCCACAGCTGGTGGAACGCATAACGCGCCATGGGACGCCAGATTCTGTTTACGTTGAATCTGACTTCTCATCCAATGACATGACGCAATTGGAGGACGTACACCTCCTTGAGATTGCTTGGTTGTCTCGTTTCGGTGCTCCAAAGTGGATCACTGCTCTCATGCACGTCGCTAATAAGTTTAGAGCCACAAACTTTAAACATCGCGTGAGAGCAACGGTCCGCAACCAGTTACCTACTGGAGCACAGTCGACAACTTTTCGCAACTCTCTTTGGAATGCGTCGATCAACTACTGGTTCTCCCAGCGCATGAACTGCGAGGGAGATTGTCTCATCTTGGGTGATGATATGCTGATGCGACTCGATCACTGCAAGGCCCGTTCACGTCGGGCTATTCGCAGGGAGTATGAGTACGTAACAAAACTCGCCGGCATGCGCGGTGAGGTTAAAGTGCATAAGCATCTTTCCCAATGTGAGTTTCTCTCGAAACAGTTCGTCCCTGACGGTTCTAGCTTCGTGCTAGTTCCGAAACTAGGCAAGGCTATAGCGAGGTTCAACGTACGTGCATCCAAGAATGAGGCCATCACTGACCGCGAGTATATCGCGGGCAAGGCTTTGTCATATGCGTATGAATTTCGTTATCTAAGGCCAGTGAGTCGTTTGTTCCTCCTCAAGTATGTGGATACTGAGGTGGACAACCCGGCGCTCGATGCGTTGGGCTGGAATGCGAAGGGGGCGTTTCTCCGCCTTGGTGTGGACGGTATAGTCGCGGCGATTGATAGGGCTCATACTATCTCGCGTGATGACATGACCGTCTTCTACCATTGGAGATATGGCCTCCTCATTTCTGATGTTATCTCATTGGTTGCTAAAACTTTGTTTGGTGACAGGGATTTGATGCCTGGTGAACTCGGTTTTGTTGTATCGGATTTCGTCTGACGCCTCTAGTGTAGAGCTAGTGGTAAAGGTCCCCGCCTAACCGGATGTCGCCATTGTGCATAAATAAAAAAAAAAAAAAA